GCCTTGGCACGTGCGGTGGTGCGCAAGTACGCCCGCGTGCTGGACATGACCGACTCTGGTCGTGACATCAAGCCGCTCGCCACTGGCATGTTCGAGGCGATGGACAGGGTACACGCCCTTGAGGCCCAGAGCAACGCCGTGGAGACCCCGCTCGCACGCATCCTGTCGCTGGCCGACCAGCAGGAAGGCGAGGCGGTGGAAGAGGCGGCTGTCTGATGCTCGGACGCCAGACGCCCACCTACTCGTGGTGCGGGTCGTACCGACGCACCGAGGGTGGCCTCGCCACCGAGATGGCGAACGTCTACGGCATGCCCCCGCACCCATGGCAACAGCTCGTGCTCAACGACTGGCTCGCCCTCGATGACCGTGGTCGCCTGCTCAACAGCATGTGCGTCCTCGCGGTTCCCCGCCAGAATGGCAAGACGGGGTGCTGCGACCCGCGCGAGACGTGGGGGCTGGTTCGGCGCGGCGAGTGGATTCTGCACACCGCGCAGGAGTACCAGACCGCCCAGAAGGCGTTCGACCGCCTCCGCGCCAAGTTCGGCACGCGCAAGAACGACCCCTACGCCGAGTTCCCTGAGCTGAACGCGCTCGTCAAGAAGTACACCGTGAGCGCGGGGCAGATGGTGCTCGACCTCAAGGGCGGCGGTCACATCGAGTTCCGCACACGCGGCTCTAACGGCGACGTCGGCCGAGGCGGCACCTTCGACCTCGTGGTCGTGGACGAGGCGCAGAGCTACACCGACGCGCAGGACGCGGCTCTCTCGCCGCTCAACTCAGCAGCGCCGTCAGGCTCGCCGCAGACCATCTTCATGGGTACGGTGCCTGACCCAGCGGCGGCGCAGAAGGGCGAGAAGTTCGCCGCGATTCGGACGTCCATGCACTCAGACCCCTACGTGGGGGCATGCATACACGAGTGGGGAGTGGACGGCCCGCGCGACGTGGCGAGCGTCGAGGGGTGGTACGAGTACAACCCGTCGCTTGGCTACCAGCTGCTCGAATCGGCGCTCATGAAGGACTTGAGGGTCATGTCGCCCGACACCTTCGCACGCGAGCACCTCGGCTGGTGGCCTGAGTCAGTAGGCACTGTGAGGCCCATCAAGGGGGCCGACTGGGACGCATGCCGCATCGAGAACCCGTCGCGCGAGGGCCTCGTCTGCTACGCGGTCAAGTTCGCTGCAGACGGGAGCCATGCGTCACTCGCGGCGTGCCACAAGTCCGACGAAGAGCGCCCGTTCGTCTACGTGGTCGACAGCCGCTCGCTCGCAAACGGCATCGGCTGGTTCGTGGACACGCTCGCCAGCGTGGCCGACGAGGCCGCGCAGATCGTCATCGACGGGCAGGGCAACGCGCAGACGCTCTCTGACAGGCTGGTCGCCGCTGGCGTCAGCTCGAAGGTAGTTGTCAGGCCGAGGGTCATCGACGTGGCCACGGCCTGCTCGACGTTCTCGAACGCCGTCAAGGAGCGGGCGCTGACCCACTTCGGCCAGCCCGCGCTCGATGACAGCGCGACGAAGGTGTCGACGCGGCGAATCGGCCAGTCTGGCGGGTGGGGATTCCTCTCCGTCGACGGTGCCGACGCCACGCTCATCGAGGCATGCGCACTGGCCTACTGGTCGGCAATGACAACCAAGAGAGACCCCAAGAGAAAGGCGGTCGTATGGGACTGGTAGAGCAGACGCCCGCGACCTACCCAAACGGGCGGGGCGGCAGGAAGGTCAATGACAACGCCCAGCCCGACACGTGGCAGGAGTTCGGCACGCTCGGAACCGTCGTGCCGCCAGCGATAACCATGCCATCGGACATGCCAGCGCGGTGGCGCTTCGAGATGGAGGACTTGTACGACGTCTGGTACGGCCACCTCGCCTCCAACATGGAGCGCATGGCCTACTACACGGGGCGAAACCGCCTGAAAGACCTCGGCATCTCGACGCCGCCTGAGCTGCTCAGCCTCGACGTGGTGGTCGGCTGGCCCAACAAGGCCGTCATGGCGCTCGCCACCCGCTCACGCTTCGACGGCTTCACCGCAGACGAGGCCTCGCTGCAGGCCCAGCTCGACGCTATCTCGCGCCGCTCAAGGCTCCGCACCAAGTACCGTCAGGCGGTGGAGTCCGAGGGCGTCCACGGCTGCTCCTTCGCAACGGTCGGCATGACCGAGGCTGGCGCCCGCATCGACATGTGGGACGCCGAGCACGCCAGCGCACGGTGGGACGATGCCAAGGGGCAGGTCGCCTACGGCATGACGGTGGACGTCAACCTCGACGGGGCCATGACGCTCACCCTATACGACGCCGAGGCCAACGTCACCGCATGGAGCGTGGACGGGGCCGACTGGCGGTGGAGCGCCGAGCCGCACAGCATGGGACGCCCGCTCATGGCCGCGTTCGCATACCGACCGACCCAGCGCAGGCCGCTCGGCCAGAGCCGCATCACCCACGCGGTGATGAGCATCACCGACAGCGCCGTGCGCTGCGCCCTCGGCGGCGACATCAGCTTTCAGTTCGCTGTGGCCCCGCAGAAGTACCTCATCGGCGCCGACAAGGAGGCGTTCGCCCACAAGACCCGCTGGGAGGCCTACATCGGCAACATCATGGCGGTGGGGGCTGACGGCAACGGCGAGCTGCCCAAGTTCGGACAGCTCACGCAGGCGTCGATGCAGCAGTACGTGGACTTCATGCGCTCGCTCGCGGCCCGTTTCAGCGGCGAGACCAACGTCCCCATCAGCCAGCTCGGCGTCATACACGACAACCCAGCGAGCGCCGAGGCAATCTACGCCGCCTCTGAGCCGCTGATCATCGAGTGCCAAGACCTCAACGACGGCAACCGAGAGACGCTGAGGGAGCTGGCCCAGATGGCGCTCGCAGCGGAGATGGACGTCCCGCTGGCCGAGCTGCCAGAGGGCATGGAGGACTTCACGCCCAACTTCACCAACCCAGCCATGCCGTCCATCGTGAGCATGGCCGACGCTGCGGTGAAGATAGCGGCCTCGGTTCCTGGCTTCGCAGGCACCGAGGCCTTCTGGAAGATGCTCGGCATGCCAGAGGACACCCGCCGCGAGATTGACGAGCAGATGGCGCAGGCCAACGCGCAGCTTCTGCTGAACTCGCTGCTGACGCCGAGGACGGAAGCGACCGATGGCTAGCGTGACCATCCCGTTCTCGTACATCGAGAACTACGCCCGCACCATCAACGACCTCGACTCCCTGAACCAAGACCTTCTGGCCGACGCGCTGGCCAACACTGACCTGAGCGACAAGAGGGCGGTGGCGGCTCTCATGAGGGCCATATGCCAGACATCGAACGAGCAGGCTCAGGAGCTGGCGACGGCCTTCTACCGTGGCCTTTCCCTCATGGAGACGGGGAAGGACATGACAAAGAGGGTCAAGAGCGGGTGGGACGAGGTGGCGACCGACGTCGCCGTCAGCGCAATCATGCGCGACTACGAGGGCGACCCAGAGGGCATGGCAAAGCAGCTCTCGCAGCGCCTGTCCTACGAGATAAACCGCGCCAGCAAGCGCGGCGTCTACAGGGCGGGCAAGGCAGACGGTCGGCAGGTTCGCTACGCTCGCGTCCCCGTGGGCGTCGAGACCTGCGCATGGTGCATCATGACCGCTGGCCTCGGCTTCTGGTACATGACCGAGGAAGCCGCCAGTCACAGCCACGCGGGCTGTGACTGCGTGATCGTCGCCGACATGGTGGAGCGCCCCAAGACGGGCGACTACCGCGACGTGAAGATCAACGGCTACGATTCGTCGGTCTACCGCGAGATGTACCAGACGGCCAACGCGCTCAGGGCAAACGGCGACCTGCCCCAAGGCATGTACGACCACATAGCGAGCGTCCACGCCCAGCGTGACCAAGAGAAGAGGCCCTACCGCGACGATACGAACGGCACCCTCTACGTCATGCGCCACATGTACGGGCTGAAATAGCCCATTGTGCAGGCGCACAAAACCCCATCGAAAACGGCTCCCGCACGGGAGCCTTTTTCATATCCAGACCTGCCCCGCACGGGGCGAACCGACTAGCCCGCACGGGCGAAAGGAGGCCGCACATGGCCGAGAACGACGTCACCACGCAAGAGCAGCCGACAGAAGAGCCGCACGGCGAAGAGGTCGACTGGGAGGCCAAGTACAAGGAGGCCGTCGAGCAATCCCGCAAGTGGGAGGGCCGCGCCAAGGCCAACAAGGAGAAGGCCGAGAAGTGGGACGCCCAGCAGCAGGAGGGCATGACCGAGGTCGAGAAGCTGACCAAGCGTGCCGAGGAAGCCGAGGCGAAGCTAGCCGCCTACGAGGCCGACGCCCAGCGCCGAGCCGACGCGGCTGAGGTCGCCGAGAAGAACGGCGTCCCCGTGGCCCTGCTGATGCACTGCGCCGACCGAGCCGACATGGAGGCGTTCGCCAAGGAGTACGCCTCCGAGACCAAGGTGCCTGCGGCACCGAAGGCCCCAGAGTCCCGCATCCAGCGGGAGGGCGGCGCTAAGCCATCGACCGCTGACCAGTTCGCGGAGATGGCCGAGAACTTCTTCCGTCACTAGACAGAAAGGGGCAACCATGGCCCTCGCAACCAACCCCATCGACATCAACCGTGGCACCACTGGCCTCTCGCTCACCCCTGAGCAGACCAACGAGATCTGGGCCAACACCATCGAGCAGAGCGCCGTCATGCAGCTCGCCCAGCGCGTGACCCTGCCTGGCTCTGGCATCTCCATCCCCATCATCACGGGCGACCCCGTGGCCGACTTCGTGGCCGAGACCGCAGAGAAGCCCGTCTCCGAGTCCACCTTCGGCGTCAAGACCATGACCCCGTACAAGATCGCTGTAATCGAGCTGTTCTCCGACGAGTTCCGTCGTGACTTCCGCGCCCTTTACAACGAGCTGGTGCGCCGCCTTCCCGCCTCCATCGGCGCCAAGTTCGACGCAACGGTCTTCCACGGCACCGCGCCTGGAACGGGCTTCGACGTCCTGACTAGCTCCACCGCTGTCGGCATCGGCGGCACTGGCACCTACCAGAAGCTGGTCACCGCCTACACCACGGTCGGCGCCGCTGGCCGTCTGAACGGCTGGGCAATCTCCCCGCAGGGCGAGGGAATCCTCCTGAGCGCCGTCGACGGCAACGCCCGTCCGCTGCTCATCAACTCCATCAACAACGACCGCGCCGTGGGCCGTCTGCTTGGCGCCGACGTCATCGCGTCCAAGAAGGTCTACAAGGCAGGCACCCCGAACGTGGTCGGCTTCGCAGGCGACTGGTCGCAGGCCCGCTACGGCGTCGTGGACGGCATCAACCTCGCCATCTCCGACCAGGCGACCATCAACACTGGCACCGAGCAGGTCAACCTGTGGCAGCGCAACATGTTCGCCGTCCGCGTCGAGGCCGAGGTCGGCTTCGTCGTGCGCGACGCCGCCGCGTTCGTCAAGCTGACCGACGCCACCTCATAGCCATGAGGCTGGTCAACCCGTACACGGGCCTCGTCGTGGACGCCCCAGAGGACGTCGCGGCGCGGCTCGTGGAGCAGGGCTTCAGGCCCGCAGAGGAAGAGGCCCCGAAGAGGCCAGCGCCGAAGCGCAGGGCGACCAAGAAGCCCACGAAAACCGAATAGAGAGGGGGCCAGCATGGCCTACGCAACCGTCGATGACCTCGAAGCCCGATGGCACGCCCTCGAAGGCGACGAAGCCGACCGCGCAGAGGTGCTGTTGGAGGACGCAGCGGCCATGCTGGACGCCCTCGTGGAAGTCGACCCAGAGGACGAGAAGCAGGCCAACCTGCTCAAGATCGTCTCGTGCTCCATGGTCACCCGCGCCATGCTCAGCGCCGAAAGCGACGCCTATGGCGTCTCGCAGCTCGACTACGGCATGGGGCCGTTCTCTCAGGCCGCGCACTTCGCAAACCCAAACGGCGACCTGTACCTCACGGCGCAGGAGAAGCGCCTGCTCGGCATCGGCAGCGGCTACCTCATGGGGGTGAGGCCCCTCATCGACGGGGCCTACGGCAGCAACGCCGTGACCGAAGATGCTTAGCCGCAGGATGCCGTTCCCAAGGGTGGAGTGCCGCATCTGGCTCCCCGCCTTCGGCGAGCGCGACGCCTACGGCAACCAGCAGGTCAGCTACGCCGAAGAGCCTGACATCGTGACGGAGTGCTCCTACGCGCCAGGCGACAGCAGGCCCGACACCTCCGATGACATCGAGGACGGGCGCCCCCACGGCGACGAGCTGCGGGTGACGTTCTTCCTGCCCAAGACGCTCGACGCAGACCTGCGCGGCGCTCTGATACAGGCCGTCCCAGCAAACGACCAGACGATCTCCCAGCTCCGCTTCTCGGTCGTGGGGGAACCCCACAGCTACATGAGGGACGCGACGCCAGGTGACATGAGCTGGCGGGTCGTGGGGGTGAGATTCGATGGCTAACTACTTCGTCCATGACAAGTACGGCTACGGGTACGTCCTCAGCGCGGCCCCCGAAATCGGCAACTACTGCCAGCTGCAGGGCGAGCAGCTCGCCGCGTCAACGATGCGCCAGAGCGGCGCCGACTACACCGTCGACACACAGCACGGCTGGACGCGCTGGCACACGAGGGTCACGGTCGCCAGCCGCGACGCGGGCGGCGCTTGGAACAGCGGCTACTTCCGCGAAAGAAGCCTCCGCTCCCTGCAGGTCTCGCTGACCCAGTGGGGCGGCAAGGTCGGCAGCTTCAAGTTGAGGCCCCGCGCCTACAGGACAAGCCGCAGAAGGAGGCCATAGGTGATTGACCCAACCGCGCTCGTTGTCGGCATCCTCGCCGACGCCGTGGACGTGCCAGTGTCTACCGAGGTGCCGTCCCAGCGGCCCGACCGCCTCGTGACGGTAGACCTCGCAGGCGACCACTCCACGCCCTACCTCATGCAGCCCCGCTACCAGATTCTCTGCTGGGGCCGCTCCGACCAGGAGGCCCACGCCATGGCCCGCGCCTGCCTCGACGCCCTATGGGTGGCGGCAGACGATCACCCCTACCTCAGCTCGTGCCAGCTCGAAAGCCTATCGCGCGACGAGTGGAACGCGACGGGGCAGGGGCGCTACCTGCTCGTGGTCGACCTCACCATCAACACAGACGAATAGGAGGCAGCATGGCTGCTAACAACAAGCAGAACGTCTCGACCACTCGCGGCGTTCGCGGGGGCTACTTCCTGAGCGCCCCCATCGGCACCTCCGACGTGCCGACCAAGGCGACGTTCGACACCTGGGAACCCACCTCGGCGTGGGAGAACCAGGGCTACGTCGTGGAGGACGGCCTCACCGAGTCCGTCAGCAAGGACGGCGGCGACGCCCTGCGCGACATCAACCTCGACCACGTGGACGATGCGGTCGGCACCTACACCGAGACGGTGCAGGTCGGCCTGATGGAAGTGGCGAAGAACCCGCTCTCCACCATCTACGGCCACCAGAACGTCAGCGACGCGAGCGGCACCATCGAGGTCGACCACAACTGGTCGAAGTCCGAGGAAGAGCGCATGTACGTGTTCCTCCTGCTGCTCAAGGACGGTCGCAAGTGGGTCAAGTTCATCCCTGACGGCAAGGTGACCGCCATCGATGACCTGACGATGAACGCGACCACCGTCGCGCAGCGCGGCGTCACCATCACCTACCTGACCGACGAGGACGGCTCTGGCTGCAAGGACTGGATCGAGTCCACCGAGACCAGCTAGCCAGTCAAGACAAGACAAGCGACGCGGCGCCCTCGGCTGAGGCCGAGGGCGTCTTTTCAGAGAGGAAGGCAACATGCGCACCATCGAGTTCGAGGGCGTGAAGGTCGAGTACGACGAGCGCTGCATCATGAGCTACAAGTGGCAGAAGGCGGCGAACAGCGGCGACAACGCCCGCACCATGGACGCCATAGAGCGGCTCTTCATGGGCCGTGACGAGGAATATGCCGACGCGCTCAGCGACAGCGGCGACGAGATGGACAACGCCATGGACAAGATGGGCCAGCTCATGAGGGCCGTCGTGGAGGACATGGGGCGCGTCGCAAAAAACTAATGACGCTGGGCTGGGCAATGGAGCACGCGCCAGACGAGCTGCTGGCCGACTTCCAGCAGACCTATGGCCTGAACGCATGGGCGCTCGGCGTCCTCGGCGACGAGACTACCGCAGACGTGCTCCGCGCAGCCGCGCTCGCGGCCCAGCTGCCGCACGAGTCCCGAACCTTCCGCGTCATGGAGCCTTCCGCGCAGAACGGCACCGTTGTGCGCCTGCTTCGGCAGATTGAACTCAACCAGCGCTCGTGGGCATGGGCGCACACCAAGGACGCGAAGAACAACCTCAACGAGCCTCAGCCCATAACGCTGCCTGGTGAGCAGGAGAGCGTCGAGGCCGCGCAGGAGCGGGCCGAGTACGACGCCATGGCCGTCGCCAGCGCATTCCACATCGACATATAGGAGGTGAATCGTGGCAGAACTCGGTACCTACTACATCACGATCATGCCCTCCATGAACAAGTTCACTGGCGCGGTGAAGAGCGCCATGGGCGACGAGGGAACCAAGTCAGCCGAGAAGTTCTCTAGCAACTTCCTCGACGTGCTCAAGGGCAGCGCCCTCGGCACCATGGTCGGCAACCTTGCCAGCTCGCTCGGCGGGCAGCTGATGGAGGGCATCGACATCGGCATCAAGCGCATCGACACCCTCAAGAACTACCCGCGCGTCATGGAGGCGCTCGGCTACAGCACGCAGGAGGCCGACGATTCGGTAAAGCTCATCATGAAGCACCTCGACGGCCTGCCCACGACCACGCAGGACATGGTGACGCTCACCCAGTCGATCGCAGACTCGACTGGCGACCTCGACCTCGCCACCCGCGCCGCGCTGGGCTTCAACGACATGATGCTCGCCAACGGCGCATCAGCAGGTGAGATGACGCAGGCCATGGGAGTGTTCAATCGCGTTCTCGGCAAGGGCAACGCGACCGCCGCCCAGTGGATGAGCCTGCAGTCGGTCATGCCAGCCCAGCTCAACATGGTCGCAAGGGAGCTGATGGGCGAGAGCGCGTCAGCCGAGGACTTGCGGGAGGCGCTGAATAACGGCGAGATCAGCTGGAACGACTTCCTGCGGGCCATCGTGAGGCTTGACGAGGAAGGCACTGGCTCGGTCGCCTCGTTCACAGACCAAGCGAGGGCCAACGTCGACGGCATCGGCACCGCGCTGGTCAACCTGCCGAACCGCATCGGGCAGGGCTGGGCCGCGATATTCGACGCCATAGGCCGAAGCAACATCTCGAAGCCCATCAACGAACTTGGCTACGGGATAAAAGCCGCCATGGAGCAGGTCGCTGGCGGCATCAGCTACATCATGGACAAACTCAAGGGAACCAAGATAGCCGAGAACGCGGCCAAGGTTTTCCAGACCATCGGCGAGGCCCTGTCTGCGCTTTGGCAGGACGGCGGGCCTGAGATGCTCAGGGAGTTCGCTGACGCCTTCATCGAAATGACGGACGGGGCGCTGCAATGGATGGCCGACCACGGCGACACCGTAAAGGTCGCCATAATGGGCATCGTCGGTGCCATAGGGGCGCTCCTTGCATTCAACTTCGGCACGTGGCTCGCAAACTTCCAAGGCCTCATCGCGCCGCTCTTCGCGGCGTTGGCGGCAAACCCCTTCGGTGCGCTCGTCATAGGAATCTCGGCTGTCGTTATGGCCCTCTACGGCTTCTTCACGCAGACCGAGACGGGCAAGCAGATGTGGCAGGACTTCTGCACCATCCTCAGCGACCTGTGGACGGGGCTGCAGGAGGACGCGGCCTTCATGCTTGAGGTGCTCCAACGGGAGTGGGAGTCCTTCAAGGAGTGGGTCGCGGGCATCCCAGAGTTCTGGGGCGGGATCGTCGCGGCTATTCTCGCCAAGGGCGGCGAGTTCGCCGCCTGGTGGCAGCAGAGCTGGCAGGAGGCTGCAGACTCGTGCAAGCGGGTCTGGGACTCCATCAAGACGGCTGTCAGCACGGCATGGGGCGACCTCATCGGCTGGGTGCTCAACAAGGGCGCCGAGTTTCGCCAGTGGTGGGACAAGAGCTGGCAGGAGGCCTTCGACTCCTGCAAGAAGGTCTGGGACGATATATGCAACACCGTCACGACCATCATGGACAACATAACGACAGGCATCAGCGACGGCGTGAACGCCGCGCTCGACACCGTGAGCAGCGTCTTTGATGACATCAAAGACGCCATCACCGACCGCATCAACGACGCCAAGGACGCGGTGAGCAGGGCCATCGACGCCATCAAGGGCCTGTTTAACTTCCAAATCAGCTGGCCGCACATACCGCTGCCGCATTTCAGCGTGAGCGGCTCGCCGAACCCGTTGGACTGGCTGACGCAGGGCGTCCCGTCCATCTCCATCGACTGGTACGCCAAGGGCGGCGTGTTCGACGCGCCCACGATCATCGGCATCGGCGAGGCGGGCAGGGAGGCGGCGCTTCCCATGAACGCCCGCGTCTATGGCGAGATAGCGCGCGGCATCCAGCAGCAGATGGGAGCCAGCGGCCCGCAAATCCTCATCACGGGGAACGAGTTCAACGTTCGCGACGAAGAGGACATCGAGCGCATCGGCGACGAGCTGTCGGCGAAGATTCTCAGGCAGATGGGAGCGGCGGCATGAGCGTAAGGACACAAGTCCACTTCGACGGCAAGCCGCTGACCGACCTGCTCGTCGTGGGCAAGCTGCAGAGGCCGCTCCTTCCGAGAAGGGCCGAGTACGTGAGCGTCCCAGGCGCTGACGGGGCCATCTTCGCGGGCGTCGTGGACGATACCCGCATCCTCAAGCTGACCCTCACCATCCGCGACCAAAGCCCAACGGCGAGGGCGCAGGCGGCGAGGGAGCTGGCCGCTGCGCTCGACGTGGACAGCCCGCGCCCGCTCTACATATCGGAGGACGGCGGGCTGTGGTACATGGCCATGCCGACGTCGGGGGCTGACGGCATCCGCTACGTCGGTGCCGAAAGCTTCGAGGTGGAGTTCACCTGCGACGCCTGCATGTACGGCGAGACGGTCTCGGCCTCCCTTGACATAGCGGCCACCACGGGCGTCCAGACGGTCGTGGTCGGAGGCACCAAGCCGACCCCCGCCAAGCTGGAAGCGACCCTCACGGGGAGCGGCACGTGGCGGCTGGCCCTCGACGGCACCGACGCCTACACGGCCACCGTGTCGGGCAGCGCAACGGCGTCCATCGACGCCGAGAGCCGCGTGGCCCTCATGGGCGGCGAGGTGTACGCCCTTCCGCCCACAAACGAGTGGATATGGCTGACCCCAGGGATTCACGAGCTGCGCTCCTTCGGCGTGCGCACGCAGGGGAGCCTGAGCTGGACAGAGAGGTGGGCATGACATGGCAGACGGCCAGATGCTGCGCGTCATAGTCTACGACCGCCTAGACCAGTACGTGCGGGACATAGACCCCGCGCAGATCATGGAACTCAAGAGCACCGAAGAGATAAACGGCGAGCACAGCCTGACCATCAAGACCACGCAGGAGCTGGAAAAGACCAACCGCCTCGTCATACGCGACGGCATGGGCATCTGGCACGAGTACGTGGTCACGGGGATAGAGGGGGAGCACGGCGGGCGCAAGGTCGGCGCGGTGGTTCACACCTACCACGCCGTCTGGTCGCTGCAGTACGACCTGAGCGCCACCTACATTGACACGCAGGTCGGCCTGCGCCCAGGCAAGCCCTCCGTTCCCGCGCCAGCCCTGACGGGCCTCCAAGCGGCCCTGAGCGGCACCGAGCGCTGGCAGGTCGGCACCATAACCGTCACCAACTCAGGCAGCGCCAGCTTCTACCGCCGCAGCGGCTGGGAGGGCATCAAGACGCTGACCGAGAACTGGGGCGGCGAGGTGGAGGCGACCATCGAGGTGGGCCTGACGGGCGTCGTGGGCCGATACGTCGACCTCCTGCGCCACGTCGGCAGCGAGGACGCCACGCGCCGCTTCGACTACGGCGGCGACGTGAGCAAGATAAAGCGCACCACCTCCGACGAGGTGTGGCCCTGCCGCATCGTCCCGCTGGGCAAGTCCACCGAGACCGAGGCGGGCGGCTACACCCGCAGGCCGACCATCGCCGACGCCAACCAGGGCATCGTCTGGCTTGAGGATGCCAGCGCCGTCCCCTTCGTCCGCATACCCAACGGCAGCGGCGGCTGGGAGTACCCGACCTCCATCATCAAGAATGACGTCTACAGCGACCCCGCGCAGCTCAAGGCATGGGCCTTGGAGCACATCGGCGAGTACACCCGCCCGCAGGTCACCTACGAGGCCGACGTCGTGCAGCTCGTCAAGGCGGGCATGAACCCGCACGGCGTTGCACTCGGCGACAACGTGGTCGTGGTGGACAGGGCCTTCGGCGACGAGGGGCTGGCCATAGACGCCCGCGTCATCAAGATCGTCCAGAGCCTCATCGACTCGACCGACGTCAAGCTGACCATCGGCAACGCCAAGCAATCGCTGTCGACGGCCCTCAGCGGCCTTTCCCGCGACATCGTGCGCATGGACGATCAGCAGACCATGGCGGCTGTCTATCAGGCCACCGCAGACTACATGGACGCCCTGCTCGGTCGCCTCAATGACGAGATAAATGCCACGGGCGGCTGGTGGTACATGATTCCAGGCATCGGCACCCGCACCTACGACGCGGAGGTCTCAGACCCTGCGGTGGGAGCCGAGGCGACGAAGGTCGTGGAGATACGCGGAGGCAACATCCGCATCGCCGACAGCAGGACGGCGGCTGGCGAGTGGGACTTCGACACCGTTTTCCAGAGCGGCCACGTCCTCGCCAAGCTGGTCACGGCGGCTGAGCTGATAGCGGGCCACATCGGCAGCGCGGACAGCGGCAACTACTGG